GTTAGATACCAGTAGGACAATACAATGAAGTATTGGGGTCCATTGAAAGAAAAGTTTCGACAGCAAAGATTAGAAGTTTATGGAGAAATTTCGTTAGAGATTGTTAAAATAGATGAATGCAGGGGCAGAGTTGATGTCTTAAAGAAAAATCTTCAAAACATTGATGACAAGGAAAGTTATGAGATTGATGTCCTGATCAAGGTCATGATGAAGGATGGCTTTACTAAGAAAGCTATATCCAAGACCACGGGGTTGAGCCTGTGGAAGATAAGGCAAAGAATTAAAAAGTTCAATTGAACTTAACTGGAGGTACTATGTACAATATTGATCAAGACTTTTTCATTGATGGCAGTGTGCTTAAAACATCTTGGAAAGATGACTACGGTCAAATCAATGAAGACGAGCTGAACTACAGAAAGGAGGATCAGTTCATTGAGAACCACAAGTTGTTAATGAATAACCTTGAGGTTTTTCTTGGAAGGGAAAAGACATCTAAGCTTGGCAATACTGACAATGAAATGTTGTCAAAGATAAAGACAAAAGACTTTTTTCGGAAGTTGTCCAACGGCTCTATGTACTCTTACTTCACCAAGGAAGAGGAACATGTCACTAACATGATCCAATCCTTGATGACTAAAGACACTACAAGGGGGGTTATGTCTACATGGCGTGACTGTCGCAATGCCATATCTGAGAGTAGATCAAAGCGCAGAGAGGTGGTTAGCCTAAACAGCATTGCCAAAGAAAAGTCTACAATCAAGCTTAAAGCAACATTAAGCATTGCTCAACAATGGCCTTCTGGCAATTTCGCAGTTGAGGTTTATTCTGACCCTCATGACTGTGGTGTGGACCCTGCCACTCGTGGCATTAGGCTATCAGACAACACAATCAAGCTTCATATAACTTGGCTTAGGCGTGTGTTCAATCACGGTATCGCTAAGGCCAAAGCAGGAAATGGGCCTAGATTTGTTCTCAACGCCATCCCCGTGACGGTCAAAAGAAATGGCTATTACCGAGGACGCAAGCCAAGCAATCTTGAGTTCAGAACCTATGAAGCTCAGACCGTTCAGCATAGGAAAAACAAAGTCCAGATACAGCATGAATGGGTGCTAATTTATGATGGCTTTGATCAATCAATCACTGCTGTCGGCAAGCACTATTCACAGGCACTGTCACTGCTTGAACGGCGCGTCAAAGATGCAACCTTACGCGCCCTTGATATGTAACTTAAATCAAAAGAGAGAGTAAATCTATGACTAAAATTACAATAAACATGTCTGACAATACCATTGAAATACACAGTGATCAGGTGTTGGCATCTGATTACAACCCTTTGACTGAAGTTGACCCACCTCGCGTGGCTGCACGGTCTTTGCCAATGGATTGGAATGTTGCAGCAAGAGTAAAAGAGCTAAAGTTCAAAATGTGGGACGCTGCATCCATTGAATGCAAAGGAAACAGAACAAAAATGGCTAAGCTTCTTGGTTACACCAGCTACCAAACCCTTTCATCTCAAATGAGAAACAGTGGGTATATGAACTTTTGAAGATAGGTAAAGTAATAAAAAAAGCCAGCCCCATAATAAGGGCTGGCCCTCTAGAGAGAGAGAGAGTGATCCGCCTGTGTTGAGTCAGACGAGGCGAGGTTGGGAGGAGAACCTCAAGATACCAGTACCACATGAAAAACAAAAACGTCAATGGCTCAATGATTAGTGATATTTTTCATGAACTCAGTTGCATCATTTTTAGCATCTTTTTCTGCATCAGCTATCTCCCGCCCTTTT